TTATCAAGAAGATATCTATCAAATTCTGCTTGAAGTAAGGGCCATTCAGATTGAATATTTAATATATTATTGGATAACAATACTATCCAATCTAGATTTTCATCTTCATAAACTTTAAATGCAACATTATCAGGTCTTTCATCTCCTTTTATTTTATACTTAGTAAAAAGAGTTGCATCTGCTGCTACATCGTCTTTTAATTTTCCTCTTTTGAAAAGATTTTGGACAGTAATATAATCTGATATAGTAGCATTGGGAAGTCTACTAACATATTGAAACTCTGGGACATGACGGAAATATTTTTTTGACATTTTAGAATCCTAATTCCTCTGGTATGTTTCCACCTTCATTACTACCATAGTTATCATTGTATATAGGCTCAAGTTCATTGAAAGTAAGATCCATTTGATACCCAGTCATTATACCATCTTCATATGTGGAGTAGTTTCCTGATGGTGTATAATTAACCCCACAAGAAACTAAAGCACACTCTTTAAATCGATTTAGTCCTTTATGATCTCCTCCATTATGTGTATACTCTAGATTAAATACATCTGGAGTCTTTAAAAATAAATTTCCAGATGCTCTGATTGGTGCCATTCCTTGTTTAAAGAATCTTATAATTTGTAGTATTCTTTTACCTTCACGCTCATTTCTGGGAGTTAGTTGGAAACTAAAACTAAACTTTCTAAGTTGTGGACCTCTAAACAACATTTCCATGTTTGGATTTAATACTTGTCCTGTATCTCTGGTTAATACATCAGGATTACCTGTTGCCGCTTGTGCAAGTGATGCTATAAGAGCAGTTCTTACTCCAGGATCATCTGCTTTGTCAACTGCTTTTCTAAGAGGTTCAAGTCCTGATGCTACAGAAGCGTTTTTTCCTGCTTCCATAACCATATTTGCCATTATACTATCTTTTACAGTCATATTTCCTTGAGTCCAGTTAGTGCTGTTATCGCTCTTAATTTGTGCGGGAATAGGAAGAATAACAATTCCTAATATATGTGCTGTCTCTTTTATTGTTTCTCTAGTCCCAGCTTGATTAACACTACTACTTTCACTATCAAATCCACTAGTACGATATTTTATTTTCGTAAATTTTATTGTATCTTGAAATCCATCTCTTAGAGTATCAGGATAAACGAAGGCACCCTTCCTGGTTCCTATGTTATCTCCACTATCAACTTCAGTATTTCCAGTTCCTTCAGCATCTGCTTCAGTTGCTACTTGATCCATTAATCGTGAAGCTTCTCTATTTGCTGCAACGGGATCTTTTACTCGTTTTCCATCAGCATTTTTTTCACCTGCCATCAATTCTCGTGCAATAACTTTTTGTGCTTGATTTTTTATACCTCCATTATTAATTTGATCATTAATAAATGCTTTATCCTTTTTATTTGCACCACCCCATAAGTTTCTATTATATTTTATTTTTCCTGTGTCGGGATCATATTCTCCAACATACTTATCTGCACCAAACTCTTCATTATATATTTTAGTCTTACCTGTTTCTTTGTCAATTATAAGAAAATATGCTTCACCAGTATCAGGGTCTGTAAACCTGTTCTTTCGAGAGTCATCTCCGTATTCGTTTTTATTACCAGCAGTCATTTATCTCTTAACTTTTTTATTATTTAGCGAGGATTAAGTATGTATTTACCATAGGGTATAGCAAGAAGATCATCAAGTTCATTTCTTTGAACAATATAGAGTTGTCCTGCTAGTTCATTCCATGTATAGTTTCTTGTTTTTCTCCAATGAAAGTTGATACCTTTGAATCCCCACTGTTCTAAATGTGTACAAGCAATCAATGGATGTTGGTCATAAGTTTCGCCAGGAGTCTTAGCATTATATACAAAGGTATAGAAGTTTCCTACATCAGGTACAGGAGTGACAGTTTCATTAAGAACTTCCATAATCTCCAGCATCATTTCTTCTGGATCATTAGTTCTGTTATTGAGGTCACTTAGATATTGTCTGATACGATTATCTTCTTGTTGTTGTTCTATCCCATCATTAAAACCGAATGAGTCTGTCATTATCTTATACCTAGTTCTCTTTCTGTGATAATTTTAAATTCAATTCGTTTATCTTTACACCATTCAGATGCTGCTCTCCATTTTGCTTGGTTCATAGCATAGGTTTTACATTCATAGAGATATGATTGAGTCACTTTCTTTCTTTTCTTTGGTGGTTTAGTTTGCTTTGCAGGTTTAACTTCAATGACATATGTTTTTAAATTACCATTACTTTCTTTTACTTTCATAATAAAGTCTGGAAAGTATCTACGAACTTTTCCATCAGGTGCACGGTATGGTATAAAGAACTCTTCACTTCCCCATTCAATTACATTTTCATTTAAATCACAGTAGGAACAGAATTTTTTTTCCCATGAACTCCTACATATTATATTAGTTATATCTCCTTTATACTTTCGTGGATGGGAAGGTTTGAATAAACTTTTCTTACTTTCTGCCATCTCTTATACATAATATATACGGTCAAATAATATTTATAAATGCCTACCATAAGACCTATAGCAGATATTAAGGCAAATCTGCTCCAACCTGCTATTACTTCTCAATTTGAAGTTGAGATTCCTCTTGATACAATTCCTAAATCTGCTTTAAATGCAGCAGGGATCATGTTGAGTACCTATGATAAAATGAGATTAAATTTATTATGTACTGAAGCAACCCTTCCAGGTTCAACATTGATGACTACAGAGATTGATAATGATCGTACTGGTGTAACTGAGTATCATGCTCATCGTAGAATGTATGAGAAGGAAACAGAATTTACTTTTTATGTAAACGCAGATAATTATATTCCTATTAGAATTTTTGAATGTTGGATGGATTGGGCATCAGGTGTAGGAGTAAAGGGAAGTTTTGGTAAGACAGTAGATGAGCGTAAGGATGTTAGATCTCCAAATTATTTTTATAGAATGAGATATCCTGATGATTATATTGCAGATCAAGGATTAAAGATTGTAAAATATGAAAGAGATTGGACTAAAAGTGAGGCTAATTTAAGTGGTGGTACATTAGAATATGAATTTATTAGAGCATTTCCTGTTGCTATAAACTCAATGCCAGTTTCATATGATGCATCAGAGTTATTAAAAGTCACAGTAAGATTTAGTTATATACGATATGTAATGAATAAAGGATGGCATAAAGAGAGCACTCAAGATCCTCTAGGTTTCTGGTTAGGTGCTGGTTATAAACTTGTTACAGGAGATTTCCAAGGTTTATGGGATACTATAAGATCGGGACAAATTCCTGCTGCAGTGTCTAATGCAGTAGCAAATAGTTTCAGGTCTCTTGCTACCTTTGTTGGGGGTGAAGAGTTGGCTGATAATTTCCGAGGTGCTGCGAGATGGGCAAGGAAGACATGGGATTGGGCTAAAGGGATAGGTCGGAAATAGTGTATAAATAAAGTACACTGAATTGTATTAGGATATTATGCCTTTACCAAAGATTGCTACTCCGACATATGAGTTGGAGTTACCTTCCACTGGAAAACCTATTAATTATAGACCTTTTCTTGTTAAAGAAGAAAAACTTTTAGTTCTTGCATTAGAGAGTGAGGATAATAAACAAATTACTACTGCAATAAAAACTGTAATTAAAAGTTGCATTAGTACAAAGGGAATTAAAGTAGAGACTCTTCCTACTTTTGATATTGAATTTTTATTTCTTAACATCAGAGGTAAATCTGTTGGAGAAGAATTGGAAGTTAATATTATTTGCCCTGATGATGAGAAAACAGAAGTTCCTGTTTGGATTGATTTAGATGATATACAGGTTCAAAAGAATGAAGATCATAATAATAAGATTCAAATTGATTCTAAAATTATGATGGAGATGAAGTATCCCTCACTTGATCAATTTATTAAAAATAATTTTGATTTTAGTGGAGGTAATCAAGTAGATCAATCCTTTGATTTGATTGCAGCATGTATTGATAAGATTTACACTGAGGATGAAGTTTGGGCAACTGCTGATTGTACTAAGAAAGAAGTGAAAGAGTTCCTTGAGTCAATGAATTCTGGCCAGTTTAAGGATATTGAAAAGTTCTTTGAGACTATGCCTAAACTACAACATACTATTAAGGTTAAGAATCCTAATACTAAGGTTGAAAGTGAAGTGGTATTGGAGGGATTAGCATCTTTTTTCGGTTAGGCATGTCGCATATGAGCCTGGAGAATTACTACAGGTTAAATTTTGCGTTGATACAGTACCATAAATATAGCTTGACGGAGATAGAAAATCTGATTCCTTGGGAACGAGACA